AGTTTTTTAAAGTTTTCACCACCTTTATCTAATGAGTTACTTGTTGAACCCATCATACATTTACCAATAACTCTAGACCCTAATCTTAACGTGGTTTTCGTAACTCTCCAGTTGTTGAGGATATTGTCCGGCCTTTCCCACTTTCCTGCTTCATCGTGGACAAGGAGGGATAATTTCTCCCCGTCATACGAGTTATCTCCGGTATTTTTCCAGTCGATTGTGGTGTCCAAACCCTCGAGCTCCTCGGTCCTTTCGTTCGCGAGTATCTTACGTCTGGTAAATTTACTTGCGGGTACACGATATGCCAACTCGGTTTTGGGTCTATCCATACCGTCTTGTATTGGTTTAAAAAAGAATGGGTAGTTAACCGATATTGGTACCACTTTATCTGTGAACATCTTTTTAGCATCAGCACCGGACTTTGATAATATACCGTACCTAGAGTCAGAGGATATTGTTGCCAAATTGACTGCCTCGCTGGATGCCATAAATGAAAATCCAGAACGTCTATTTTTGAGGTAACACATTCCGTAGGATCTATCGTCAGCTTTGCAAGCTTCCCAGAAAATGAAGAAAAGTCTGTTTGCTTCCCTAAATTCTGGCTTGCCAACGTCAATTTTAGTCCACTGCAAGTACATGTAGTGAGTGCCAGTAATATAAGTGTCAACACCTTTATTGCGGAACCAATAACCTTGTTCTCTTTTAGTAAACTCATCTTCAATATATTCGTGCCATTTATTTTTAAAATCTTGCGGCAACTCTTTCCAGTCAAATATAGTTTTTACTTTTTGAAGCTCTTTTGGATAATCTTTTGCAATCCACTTATTATGCTTTTTACATACGCTTTCGGGTTTAGGTAAAGCAATACGTAAATTTTGGATTTCATATATTTCGCCAATTTGACCAGTTTTTGATATAACGATAATATCTTGTTCTTTATTATATCCATATTCCCACTTTTTAGATTTATTTAATCTTTTAATTGTATTTATTTTTATAGGTTCTATAACCTTATATAAAGTTTGCTTATACATTATTTAGATCTTTTTTCAGCAAAACCTTTAAAAACATTTTCTTTTTGTTCTAATGGTTTATTTTCTAATAATGCTTTTTCTTCTTCAATACGATTTAATATTTCAAAAGCATCAAATATAGCTAGCTTTTTTGTAGCCGCTGCATTTTTTAATCTATCTGCTGATATATCATCTTCAGTTTCAACTATAGGCTCTTTAGCAACTTTAATAAGTTCCTTAACTGCATCATGCCCAGCTTGGATTATATTCTTCTTCGTTTCCTTGACGTTCATATTTAATAGATATTGAATTAGTTGGTACTCTATATAATCTTTCACCATCAACAATAAATTCATATTCGCTATCAGGTGTAAAACCTACTAAATCTTCTTTATTAATATTATCAAGTTGCTTATCAACATATTTTATAATACCTCTTAACGGTATTTCTTTTTCATTTAATAATATATCATTAGATTTTATAGGTTTAATAAAACAATAACCTTTTGGTGCATGCCATTTATTATTTCTTTTATATAAAAATATTTGATCTAGCGTTACAAAATATTTATTATCTTTATAATAGCTTTTACTATTTTGTTCATTGCCTCTAATATCATACCATCTCCTAAATACATTATGATGAACAATAACTTCATCTCCTTTTTGTATTTCTCCATGCTCTAATATAGGCTTAGATAAAACTACACCATTACGGCTTATATACCTATGATCAGATATTTCAGAATTAATTAATAATTCTTTATCACCAATTTGTTTTGTATTATTATATCTTTTATTCTTAGGTTTAATTATAAAATTATATATACTTTGCATTAATATTCTAAATTATATTCAACAGCTATAGCCATATTTTTATTAAAATCTTTCCAAGGTAATACTTCACTATTTTTTTTAATAAATATTGAAAATTTATCTTCAGACTCTATAATACTATGTATTATATGATTTCCATAAACTTCTTGGCCTACAGCATAGTGCATTGCATCATTTTTATAATCTCTTCCTATACTTATTTTTCTTACTAGAGATGACATGATTATTCTATATTTGATTCAAATTTTCCAGTTTGCATATTAATTTTTACATTTCCATACTTTTCTTTCATACCGTCTTGAAAATTAGCTAAATCTTGTTGAACTAATCTAACGCTACTTATTACACTGGCTTTTTGTATTTCTAAGCTACCTATTTGTGCTGATCCATTATTTAACTTTTGAATTATAGTTTGTAAAGTTTCTAATTCTTCTTTAGTTAATTCAGTTGCTACTTTAGCTTTAGGAGCTGATTTTTTATAAGTTTTTCCCATGATATTTAATTTAATTTATTATTTTGGCGGTTGTTCTACAAACCAACCTTTATATTGTTCTCTTTTCCACATTATATATTTAAAGTACTTGTCAACTTTTTCTTTCCAGTTTTTATCAAGATCAGGGTTTATAATACCTGATTTATAATTTGAAAAAGATTTATTTATAAAGTCTTTTGCATTTTTTTGATGATAAAATAAATAATTATTTATAGTATAAAAAGACCCTCTTTGTATATTATTCCATACATCTATAGGTGAAGTATCTTTACCTAAAACAATAGAATATATACAGCTTTCACTTATATGTGTTGTATATACACCTTTAGCTTTTTGCATGTAATAATACATGTTTATATCTCTTGGTAATACATTATGTTCACCAAAAAAATCTTTTAATTCACCAATAATTTGATGTGTTGTTATTGGGTGAGGCTTAAAATATACATTATCACCGTGTAAGTGCGCAATATGTTTTAATCTATTTAAACATACGTTTTCTCTTACTTTATTAGAACCTGGTAAAACTACCAAATAATCTTTAGGTTTATAAGTATTTATAGAACTTTCGTCCCTATCCTCATATTTATTAGATTTATTATCTACAACCCTTTTTACAAACCATGAAGCGTAATCATTTATTTTTTGCTTACTTGTATCATGCCATGCATCACTTAATTGAGTATTTCTCATTAAAAAGTTTAATGGTTGTAAATAAAAACATCCAGCATATTCTGTATATGCCATTGTTTTAAAATAAGGCATCTCATCCGCTAAAACATCATAGCTAGCTTTTAGCCCTACCTCGCTACATTTTCTAAGCACATAACCTTCAACATCTTCAAGATTATATAGCTTTCTATCTTTTTTTAAGTGCCCAATTCTTTTATCGAGCTCTCTTTTGTTAAACATTTCCATAAAATTTGATTTAATTTGACATATTATATTAATTACATGCTTTTATATAATACTAACTTCTTGGATGTACCACGGAATCACCTGGTTGTGAAGCTCTAGTAGATGGATTATACCAAGTTGTTAATGTATTAAAGCCTGTATTAAACGTTGTAGTATACACAGTAGTCGTTGCAAATGTTGTTGTGGTTGTTGTACTTGTGTTAAATGTTGTTGTTGTTGACGTACTTGTATTAAACGTTGTTGTGGTGTTTGTACTTCTAGTCGTATTAAACGTTGTTACAGTACTTGTGCTAGTATTAAACGTTGTTGTTGTTGATTTTGAAGTATTGAATGTGGTTGTCGTGCTTCTTGTTGTACTAAACACAGTTGTTGTACTTAAGCTTGTTTGCGTAGCAGTACTAGTGTTAAAAACAGTTGTTGTACTTTTGCTTGTTGCAAATGTAGTAGTAGTACTTCTAGTAGTTGCAAAAGTTGTAGTCGTAGACCTGGTAGTTACTGTACTGGTATTAAATGTAGTTACAGTAGCTGTAGATGTATTAAAAGTTGTAGTTGTACTTCTAGTAGTCGATACAGTTGTGTTAGTTGATCTAGACGTATTAAATGTAGTCGTAGTTGACTTAGATGTAATAGTACTGGTATTAAATGCTGTTACTGTTGTAGTAGAAGTATTAAACGTTGTAGTTGTTGATTTACTTGTGCTAAACGTTGTTGTCGTACTTTTTGTTGTTGCTGTAGTTGTGTTAAATACAGTTATTGTAGCCGTACTGGTATTAAATGTTGTTGTAGTACTTTGAGTAGTATTAAACGTAGTGGTCGTACTTTTTGTTGTTATAGTCGACGTGTTAAATACTGTAGTTGTAGTTGTACTAGTATTAAACGTTGTAGTTCTACTGGTAGCAAATGTAGTTGTAAAAGTTGTTACTGTAGCTGTACTTGTATTAAATGCGGTGGTAGTATTTCTGCTTTCAACAGTATTAGTTGTGGTGTTAAAACTAGTATTAAAACTAGTAACATATGTTGTGGTTGTTGCTGTTGTTGTGTTAAACGACGTATTAAAGCTACTAGTGTAAGTGGTAACAGTATTAGTTGTTGTATTAAACGCTGTATTAAACGACGTAGTATATGCTGTAGTAGTAGCAGTTGTTGTATTAAAGCTGGTATTAAAAGAAGTAACAAACGATGTCGTTGTAGCAGTCGTGGTATTAAAGCTAGTAACAAAAGAAGTCGTATACGCTGTGGTTGTCTGCGTTGTTGTATTAAATGACGTATTAGTATTAGTTACAACACTAGTTTGTTCACTTGTATTAGTATTAGCTACAAACGCAGTTGATGTGCCTGTAAATTTGCTAGTTTGTTCACTTGTATTAGTGTTAGCTTGAAATACAGTTGAAGTATTAGTTAACTGAGAAGTTTGCTCTGCTGTATTAGTATTAGCTTGAAACGCAGTTGTTGTATTAGTTTGCGTAGAAGTATTTTCTAACGTGTTAGTTGCAACAGTAGTATTGGTAAATGTCTGATATACAGTTACAGTACTAGTCTGGTACGTTGTATCAGTACTAGTAGTTGTAAGTGTAGTCGTGTTTATCGCTGTTGCTGTTTGTGGCATTTTAATTCAATGTTTTATTAGCTATAGGTATTACTATTTTACCATTAGCATTTAAATGATCTTTATAAGTATTCCATAAAGTTGTTTCGTGGCTTTCTGTAATATATTGTGGATCACACCAAAGATCACATATTATTATATCATATTTTTTATCAGGCTCATAAGCGTATGGGTGTGATTTTATAACATTTATATTTGAATCTAACCATGTTACCGTATCTATTAGTTCTTGATCTGAATCTATTACATCTAATACATAAGGAGATTTATTATCCATAATATATTGCGGCAATACTCCTAAATATAAACCCATTACAAGCACAGTTGAAGTATTCCAGTTAAATTTACTATATATTGAAGGTAAATCTTCGTATTGACCATCGTTACATGGATCACAGTCTCCTGCAAAAACTTCACCTTCGTGTTTAAAATTTTTACGAATATCATAAGAAGGATTAGCCTTATTTATCCATTTAGAATATACAACAGCTTGTCCTTCTGGGTTATGTCCATTTATTTTTTCAATTACAAAATTAACCCCTTCTTTTTCTTCTATTAAACTTTCATCAAACATAATTATATTTTTTTAAATTCTACGTCAATTTCTTTGATGCCATAGTTAACCCATTTATAACCATTTGCCATTTCAGTAACAGCTCCTTTTATATGCTCTACCTCGTCAGCCATTACTCCTTGGTATACGCCTTTACCATATTTTTCATCTACATACTCAAATAAATAAATATTTATACCGTTATTTGATTTGCCATATTGTCTAATATTTTTCTTAAGCCTTCTATCAGAGAATCCACCTGGACACGATTGTACCGCTTGAACCTGACCTGATGTACCTACAATTCTGAATCTAGTATCTGGTGCAAACCCAGATGCAGTTGTTGCTCCATACCAACCAGCCGCCAGCGGGAATGTTGTATTGTTTTGAGCATATACATTTGAATTAACAGCCGGAACACCACCTGATACACTTGTTCCATAATAAGTATTTGCAATAAATTCAAAACATACGAAACTTTGACTTGAACTACTTGTAGATGCAAATGATGTTAATGAAGCTGTAGTGTTTGTATTGGTTGTTCCTGTAGTATTTGTACTTGTATTTGTAAGTGTGGCTGTGGTTGTATTTCTTAATATAGTATTTCTATTTGTATTAAATCCACCAACTGTTCCTCCTTCGCCTTCAAAGTATGTACCTAAATTACCAGTTTGTCTAGTAGTGTTTGTATTTGTATTAGCTAAGAACGCTGTTTGAGTTGTAGTTTGTTGTGATGTGTTTTCAGACGTATTAGTATTTGCCGTAAATACAGTAGTTGTACCAGTTATTGATGATGTTGATTCAGATGTATTTGTATTAGCTGCGAATAATGTTATCGTATTAGTTTGCGTAGATGTGTTTTCAGCTGTATTTGTATTGGCTGCAAACACTGTGCTTGTAGTAGTATTTCTACTAGTTCCTGAAGTTTCATCTGTACCTTTAGAAGTACCTCTAGACGTGCCTCTACTAGTTCCTGAAGTTTCATCGGTTGATCTACTTGTACCTCTGTCAGTTCCTCTTGATGTACCTGAAGTTTCATTAGTTGACTTGCTAGTTCCTCTACTAGTTCCTCTACTTGTACCTGAAGTTTCATCTGTACTTCTACTTGTTACTATACTAGTTCCTCTGCTTGTACTTGAGGTTTCATTCGTGCTTCTTGAAGTTGTTCTACTTGTGCCTCTACTTGTTGCATATACAGTAGCAGTTATATATACTGTAGTAGTACTTCTTGAAGTTCCAAACGTAGTTGTTGTGCTTCTAGTAGTTGATCTAGTTGTATTAAATGTAGTTGTTGTACTAGTGTTATATGTAGTAGTTGTACTTCTCGTAGTTGAGAATGTAGTAGTATATGCAGTAGTAGTTGATTTTTGAGTTGAGAATGTTGTTGTTGTGCTTCTCGAAGTCGCAAATGTTGTTGTAGTACTAATGCTTGTAGGCACCGTTGTGCCGTAACTTGTAGTTGTACTTCTTGTTGTGTTAAATGTTGTTGTCGTGCTTCTAGTCGTAGCAAAGGTAGTAGTAGTAGCCCTTGTTGTTGAAAACGTTGTAGTATAAGCAGTTGTAGTAGACTTACTTGTAGAAAATGTTGTAGTCGTATCGGTGCTTGTATTAAACGTAGTAGTTGTACTTTTAGAAGTTGAAAACGTTGTTGTTGTAGATCTATTTGTTGAAAATGTTGTAGTAAAAGCAGTAATTGTTGCTGTCGACGTATTGAACGTGGTAGTCGTTGATTTACTAGTATTAAAAGTTGTTGTTGTAGATCTAGATGTTTCGTATACAGTAGTAGTACTAAATACTGTTGTAGTTGCAGTCGAAGTATTAAATGTAGTTGTTGTACTTTGATTTGTAGCAAAAGTAGTTGTAGTTGATCTAGTAGTACTGAATGTAGTTGTTGTAGATTTCGACGTGCTAAACGTCGTGGTAGTATTTGTTGTTCTTGAAGTACTAAATGTAGTCGTAGTTGACTTACTTGTACTAAATGTAGTAGTAGTTGACCTCGTGGTATTAGTTGACCTTGAAGTTGATTTGCTCGTAGACCTGCTAGTCCCGGTATTCCAAAAATCAATTCGTGACCAGAAGTTTCTCATTAAGTTATATTTTATGGTTGCGGATAGCTACCGAAGTCACCCACATAATTTATTAATACTTTATTTGAAGCTACTACAATATAACTTATTATAGCTATTGCATTTGCAGTTGTATCAAAAGATATAGTTCCGCCTCCGGGCGTATAAGCTGTAGATGGTAACTGCGACCAACCTAATGAACCTACACTTGCAGGATTAGTTATAACAATAGTTCCTGATTTACCAATATTATCTGCACCTAAATTACTAAATGCAATTGTATTAGTTGCGTTAGTTGCTGTTATATTATAATTGTTGCCGTGTGCATCAAAATCTATAGTATGTGTATTACTAGAATGAGTAATAGTAACTAATGGTTGTGTTATATCTAAAGAAAATAATGCCATATAAATATATTTAAATAAATACAGACGGCACCGTAGTGCCGCCGTATTTTAATTATTATTAGTTATAAGCTACACTTCCAGCAGTTGATCCTTTGATTGAAGTAATTAAAACTTCTATATCATTTGAAGGAGCAGCTGAAAAGCTTACTTTAATTTTACTTGTTGACGCTGAGCCAGCTTTATCTGTTCTTGCTATATCAGCATATACTTGTTGTTTTGAACTAGAGTCAAATAATTGAACAACTATATCTTCAGTGCCTAATGAATGTGTAATTTCAGCATATAAGTTAGATGCAAAGTTTGAATCTGAAACATCTATTGTAGCATGTACAGACTTAGCAGCTAAAGTATCGGGTGTTACAAATTTAGTAGTATTAGTACCTGTTTGTACTTCAGCAGCTGAGGCAGCTGAGTTAGCAGTTGCGCCAGAAGCTATACCATCTAATTTAGAATGATCACCAGATTCAAAAGCTACAGAAGCAGTTCCGTTAATTGTTAAAGCATCTGTTTCAAGTGTTCCATCAATATCAACATTGCCAGATATATCTAAACTAGCTGCTTCTATTTCACCAGGAGCAACTAATTTACCAGAACTTGGATTATATGTTAATGTGCCAGTATCATCTAATAAAGCATTTGACTCATTATGAAATACAAGTGGGAAAGCTGTATTAGCTGTAGAATCTGATACTGTTACAGTTGAAGCTAATGTTGCATTTGAAACCGTAACACCAGCAATAACTGTATTTAAAGCAGTACCATTAACTGTTATTGCA